TGATGGTTACAAATTCAGAGGTAGAGGATATATCCAATTAACAGGTAGAGATAACTACACTCAATTTGGTAAAGCAATTGGTGAAGATATAGCATCAAATCCAGATGCAGTTAGTAGCAATTACGCATTACTTTCAGCAGCTTGGTTCTGGTCTAAAAACGGATTGAACAAATTGGCCGATGGTGGAGCAGGTGATACTGTGGTAACATCTATTACTAAAAGAGTAAATGGTGGAACAATCGGATTACCTGATAGAATTAAACATTTCAAAGAATATTACCAGTTATTGGCGTAAAACTTGGTAAAGTAAAAAAGATTTCGTATATTTATAGAATATAATAACATAAAATGGCAAACATAAGTTTAAAAAGACTATTTGAAGCTGAAGATTTTAAAGCTAAGAGTAAAGAGACTGGAAAGTTAGTACACTTTAAATCAAAAGATTCATACGATGCAGCAATCAAAGCTGGTTCACATGAAAACCCTAACACCCAAAAAGGTGGTGTATCTAAAGGAGATATAAAACCAAATGATATGTTTGGTGGTGATTATTCAAAAGATAGAGGTGCTAAAGATGATTCTAAACTAACATCAATGTTACCTAAAAGTGATAGTGGCATTAAAGAAAAAACAAATAGAGATACACAAATAGATAAACTTTCAAAAGAAAAAGAAACAATTGATAAAGAATGGAGTGAAAAATATAAAAAATTATCAGATGCCGAATTTGAAAAATACGATAGACCATTACAGCAAAAAAGTAATGCTATACAAAAACAAATGGATGATTTAGAGCCATCTACTATTTCATTTGGTAAAAAAACACAAAAAGCAGTATCCGATTGGTTTGATGTAAATAAAATACCATATGAATTAAAAGCAGGTTCAAATAGTAACACACCAGAATTACAATTTGATTCTAAAGATTTACCAAAAGATAAAGTTAAAGAACTTGTTCAATTAGCAAAGCATGTTCAAAAAGAGGATGGGATTGGTATAGATGGTGATTTAGATAGTACATTATATATGAAAAATGAAGGTAGAATTTCTTTATCAAAAATGATGAATGAAGACCTATTAGATATAATTCCATACTTTAAGAAAAAAAGAGAAGCAGCGGCTAAAAAACAAGCTGATATACACTATACTAGAAAAGAGTTAGCATACAACAATGTTAAAGCAGTATATGATACTACTATAAAAGCATTAGATAATCCTAAATATTCACAAGATAAAGATGCTAAAATAAAAGCATGTAATGACCTGATTTGGACAATTGTATCGGGTGCACCTAAAAACGAAAAAATAAATTGGACTAAATTAAAAACCTCATATGATTGGGATGAATTAAATGAGTTTGGTATGATGGATACCATTGAACAAACATTCGCAGAATTACTTAAAATTAAAAAATAACCAAAAGGGAGAAACTAAAAATTCTCCCTTTTTTATTTTGACACAAGTTGTCATAAATTATTTTAATAAACGCTTGTTTATATCAGGCTTTCTTCGTATGTTTACTATGTAATAAAACGATAAAGATATGAATACTGTAAGATTTAACCGCCACGAATTGTTCTCCGAAAAAATGATGGAGTTCCACTCTACTACCATCCGAATAGTGGAAGATTACCACATCGCTAGAAATGAAAGTTGGCACACCCCTCTATACAATATGTTGTGTGGTATATGGGATGGATACTTTTATAGCGAAATGTTAGAGATGGCGAAGCAGATGGGATTACCTACTCACATTACTGACCGAATTGAATTTACTGAATTATACATTAGACTATAATAATATGATGACTCCCCAAATTACTGCCCGTTACCTATCAAATGGAGAAATGATGGTACGGGTACTATTCCCCAATGGTACTGAGAAAACAATGACTCAGACCGAATATGTGAATACCTACTTAAAAAAATAAAACCCCTTTAATATGAGAATAGATGCAGATACTTTAGTTCTAATCAGGTCTGAAATTGGTGAGTTTGACCTCTCACAAGTGTGTGGAGGCTCAAACGATGTGTACCTTCGGTTTGGATATTGGAGGCGAGTAAATCTACAAAAGCTACAAGACCTTATAGGTGGTGGCATTGAAGTTGTGGAGGATGATCTTGACGATGATGATTGTGGTACTCTATATAGCTATAAACTAAGATGAAAAACTGGCAATTAATACTCACTTCTACAATATGTGGCGTGATTTTTTATTTGAGTGCGGATGGTTCTAACTTATTAACCCCCACACTTAGTTGGACGATAGGGATACTCTCCCTATGTTGTATAGATTACAAAAAAATATACATCGGTTTACGATAAAGTATTTTTTATTTGGTATTGTCACAAATTTATCGTATATTTGTTACATCACTTACCATAAAAATATATCAAAAAAAAGATTTGGAAATATCAGGTATTCTTCGTATATTTGTGTTTCCATTATATTTATATGTGTAACGGAAGTGTAGGAAAGACACTATAATCCAACCTTAAAACGTATGTTTTAAAACTTAAACTCTTAAAACTTAAAAGACATGGCTATTAATTTAGACGCAATTAAGAGCAGACTTAACAAACTGCAAAACACCCAAAGAACAACTGTAGAACTTTGGAAACCAGCACCGGGCAAACACACTATTCGTTTGGTCCCTTACAAATTCAACAAAGAGAATCCTTTCATTGAATTGTACTTTCACTACAACGTAAACAACAAAACTTATCTATCTCCGATGTCATTCGGTAGACCTGACCCAATTGTTGAGTTTGCTGACAAACTTAAAAGAATGGGCGATAAGGAAGATTGGAAAGCTGCTAAAAAAATGGAGCCGAAACTTAGAACATTCGTACCAGTATTGGTAAGAGGTGAAGAAGGTGAAGGTGTAAAATTTTGGGGCTTTGGTAAAACTGTATATCAAGAGATTCTTGGTTATATGGCAGATCCTGATTATGGTGATATTACTGACCCAAATGAAGGTAGAGATATTACTGTTGAAGTAGTATCAGCTGAAGACAGTGGTACTTCATACCCTGTAACAACAATCCGTGTTAAACCAAAAGAAACACCTTTAGCGGCAACTAAAGAAGATACGGATAAGTACTTAGCAAATCAGAAAGAAATTACTGAATTGTATTCTGAATTAACTTATGCAGAATTGAAAAATGTATTAGAAGGTTGGTTAAATCCATCGGCAACTTCTGAAGATGAAAAATCAGCATCAGCTGAAACCTTATCTTCAACGGCTAGTAACGATGAAGAAGCACCATTCGATACAACTCCATCAAAACCAGCGGCAGCACCTTCTAAGAAATTAGATGATGTAGCAGCGGCATTTGATGACCTTTTCAATTAATAAAATAAGTTAACATATGGCTAAAACAACTAAGGAAATAGACTTAGCGGAAGTACTCGTTGAGTCCCTTAACAAACAATCAAAAGACCAAAAGGTAGCATTCTTTTTAGATAATGATGATGCACCAACAAATGTAGAAGGCTGGGTTTCGACCGGAGCATCTATGTTGGATGTGGCAATATCAAATCGACCTTATGGTGGATTACCTGTTGGCAGAATTACCGAAATTACGGGATTAGAACAAAGTGGTAAATCATTAGTATCAGCTCACTTACTTGCAGAAACGCAGAAGCTAGGTGGATTGGCAGTATTGATTGACACGGAAAACGCCGTAAGTAGAGAATTCTTAGAAGCCATTGGAGTAGATACAACCAAATTACTTTATGTAGTAGCTGAGACTGTTGAACAATGTTTTGAATATACCGAAACTATTATTGAGAAGGTAAGAACTTCCTCTAAAGACAAGTATGTAACAATCGTTGTGGATTCAGTAGCAGCAGCATCAACTGAAAAGGAGATGGAAGCTGATTATGGTAAGGATGGTTACGCTACGGATAAAGCAATTATCATTTCCAAAGCAATGCGTAAAATCACAAATCTTATTGGTAGACAGAAAATCACTTTGGTTTTCACAAATCAATTAAGACAGAAGATGAACGCAATGCCATTCTCTGACCCTTGGACAACTTCTGGTGGTAAAGCAATCGCTTTCCATGCATCGGTTCGTTTAAGATTAAAGGGTATGGGAACGATTAAAGCTAAAGATACCAGTGGTAACGATAGAATCGTAGGTATTAAAGTAAGATGTCAGGTAGTAAAGAATAGAATGGGACCACCATTACGTTCAGCTGATTTTGATATCTTCTTTGATAGAGGTATCGATAACATCGGAGCATGGTTAGGAAGTATGAAGGATAATGGATTGGTAAAACAATCAGGTGCTTGGTATGAATATACTGACATCGATACTGGTGAGATTATCAAATATCAAGCCAAAGATTTTCCTTCTATGTTAGAAACTAATCCTTCGGTTAGAGAGCAAATCTATAAAAGGATTTGTGAGGCAACAATTTTAAGATACAAAAAAGATTCAATGGACACCGATAATCTCATAGTAGATTCGGAAGTAATTGGAGATTAATAAAGGTTACAAAAACAAATGAAAGACTTATACAAAAAGCTTCTTAACGAAGTAGAATCAGAACATGAGACATCACACTTAAGAGTGCGTAATAGTAGAGTTCTTGTCATTGATGGACTAAATACCTTCATCCGTAGTTGGACTACCAACCCTACAATGAATGAGGATGGTGACCATACGGGTGGAGTTATTGGTTCATTAAATTCAATTGGTTCTCAAATACGCCAATTCAATCCGACTAGAGTAGTTCTTATCTTTGATGGTAAGGGTGGTTCTAAAGGTAGAAAGGAAGTGTTTGAAGGATACAAAGCTGATAGAGGTAAAAATCGTTTTAGGGTTAATAGACAATATCCTGAAATGATGTCACAGGAAGAAGAACAACTTTCAATGAAACGCCAATTTGTTTGGTTAGTTGATTTGTTAGATTCACTTCCAATTACAACAATGATATATGATGGAATTGAAGCCGATGATGTGATAGCTAACATAGCTAGACAAATATTAGGTGAAGATGAAGAATGTATTATTGTATCAACGGATAAAGATTTCTTACAATTAGTAGATGATAAGACGAAAGTATATTCACCAACTAAAAAGAAACTTTATGATAGAGAGTTAGTAAAAGCAGAATGGGGAATGTACCCACAAAATCTTTTACTATTCAGAACATTGGATGGTGATAATTCAGATAATATTCCTGGCGTTAAAGGATGTGGTTTAAAGACTGTATTAAAAAGATTTCCTGAATTAGAGGAAGATAGATTAATTACCTTTGATGAATTCTTTGGTATATGCGAAGCTAAGAAAGATGATGCTAAAATATACGCTGATATCCTTTCACAACGAAATGAGGTATTAAGAAATAGGCATTTGATGCAATTAGAAGAAGCACAAATCAATACAAACCAAACTCTTAAAATATTAGACCGTTTCAACGAACCTAATAAAAAGTTTGATAAGTTTGATTTTATTAAAGCAGCAATGAAGTACAAAATACTTCAAAATTGGAAGGATATTAACGATTGGTTGAAATCAACTTATACAAATATAATAGTAAAATAGATGGCAGAGCAAGTAGATACACTCTCTAAATATGGTCAATCGTTTCAAGCTAAAGTAATATCTGCTTTACTTACCGATGTTAGAATGATGGACACTTTGTGTGAAATCATTGATAAGAAGTTTTTCGAATCAGATGCTAACAAATGGATAGTACAAGAGATTAAAGATTATTACGATGAGTACAAGAAAGAACCTACATTGGATGTATTCAAAGGGCAAGTATCAAAGCTAGATAATCCATCGTTAAAGAAATCAGTAGTAGAACAACTTAAAACGGTCTACACACAAATTGGACAAGATGATTTTGAATATGTGAAAAACGAATTCACTTCATTTTGTATCAATCAGAATATGAAAAATGTAATTCTACAATCAGTAGATTTACTTAAATCAGG